TAGCAAAGAGAAGATGGGCATATGGTCAAGCGGTAGAAATGCCAACCTCAATTAAAGGAATTGATACAACAAATTCTGTAGTAATTGACTACCCCTTTGCAGAATACACAAAGAACTATTACTTTCCCAACACGAGCAGTTGGACAAACGGTATATTAGAAAATATTGTTCAAGATGAAGATGCTCTAATGCCACCAGATCATCCACTACCCAAAGTTGTCCACAACAACCTTTCTGAATCAAGGTGGTTAGATATACTGTCCTCAGCAAACGTAGATACAAATGATACATTTATTGCCTTAAAGCCAGAGCTTTATACAAACGAAGATCAGCTAATTGAAGATCTTCAAGGCTATATGTATTTCGATAGGTTAAACTTTTTGGGCGAAACCGTAAAAGCTTTTTATGCAATCTTTGAAACTAGCGTAGATCCGTCAGACAAACAAACTTTATTTAAACTAATCAACGACACAACTGCAAATTATGTCGAGGTGTATCTTAAGCAAGAAGATTTTGACGGCGTTGTTGAAAATGTTATTTACTACACATTTAATACCAAGCAACCAGACGGTAGCATGAAAGAAAATGTTTTTTATAGGGCTCGAGGCCAAAGAGTCGGAGATAGGTTTTTGGTTGGTATCGACATCGACAGATTTACTCAAGATCGTGGACAAGAGATCGCTAATTTCTTTGGTAGCAGACAAAGCATTAAATTATTTGTTGGCGGCAATAAAGAATTGACAAATACCTTTGAAGGAAAAATCAGAAGATTTGCATTTGCCAACGGTAGAAATCTTAGAAAAATTCAACACTTCTTCTCATCTTATGGTGTTCCAGTAGACTACGAGAACGTCTTCAGCCTATTCGGAGAGGGCGTATATGACGCAGGAGCGGACTATTTTGGCAACGACGAAGCCTACTGGTCCCTAATTCTTGATGGTGGAGACCCATACGACTTTGTCACTATCGGAACAGAAGAGCACACAGCCACATACACGCTAGTGCCCAAACGATTCCTAGACAATTTCTATCTTGACATCGAAACTAATTCTTATTGGGAAGACTATGTGCCCCTTTCTTATCTAGCAAAAACAATGCCAGATGCTTTAGGAAATGACAGAAGAACTGTTTCTTTTATTCAATTTAACATGGCTTATCCGAGAATGGAAAACTTTGACGGGGACTCTTACAACACTAACGGAAACCTAGCTAAGTGCTATGTTTCTTTTCAGTATTTAGAGACAGGCTCTAATGCAACCACTTCATACTTTGCATCTACTCAGAAGCTTAATCGTAATAGAATTGTTCAGCCAGGATCAGAATGGGTAACAACTAGGTATGAGGTTGTTGATGGAACAGTCATCTATCCTCCGCCAGGAATCGACATCGAAAGATTGTCCATCAACGTTCATCTAGATATTAATGTCGAAGGCATTAAAACTAATCCAATGAAAATAAGAAACCTTCAGCTTTCTTCTCAATCATTTAACGATCAGCCAAAGGGTATTGGGACAAGGTTCGGAACCTCAATTGTGCCCGCAACCAAAGCTGGCAGATACTTTAGCTACAGAAGAGTCCCACCCTTTATTATTGACAAAGGAAGCTCTCCATATCTTTATCAAACAGCAAACACTGGAATTCAAATGCTTGGAGAATATAAGAATACCAACCCAGACATTCTAAACATGGCCGTTAATCAAAATGCAGCGAGCTTCTTTAAGATTGGCTCAATGCAGATGTTCTTGAGATATGATGAAGACACAATGCCAGATATTCCAACTAAAATTTTTGAGTTAGATACAATCGAAGGAACTATTGATTTCTACCTACTTGGTGATAGTACAACTAATCAAAGAGGACAGATCTATGCTGTTAATTCAGAAACCAACAGGATTAAGTCTGGAGTGGTTTTCTTTAACAATGGTAAACCAGCTAAACGTCCAGTGCTTTATCCAAGAACATGGTCAGTTATAGGAATATCTTTTCCAGACTTCCTCGATCTTAGCGGTACTGTAGGATCCTTTAGAGTAACAAGTCCCATCAGATTTGACAACATTAGTTACTATCAAACCAGCATTAGAGATGACGAAGAAAGGTTTGGTTTTAGGCAGTGGTTCTCCGTTCGTAATACTCTTGGAGAAGACTTAGACTGGGGCTACTGGGCAGGCAAGGAAGTTGTTGCTGGAGAAGTAATTAATGATATAAATAACGATGGATTTACCTGGAGAAGCTTGCTATTTAGGGCAGCAATTCTTAGAGAAGAGCTTGACGGAGAGTCTATTTACAAGATTTATACAGGAACTAATCGCATTGTTGCAGAAAGTGATATTGATTTTGTTATTCAAGACTATCAATATAATCTTTATCGCAACAACGTATGGCAACAAAGTGTGCTTACTCCAGCATAATATGGTATAATTGTTACCATGAATAGCCGTAAACCTCGCTTTCCTGGTCAAGTTGGTGACACAAAGGTACAGGTAGTAGAAGAAAACTTTTCTAACTTTGGTACATATGTCTGGCACAAGCCCAATGGCAAAGCCTTTACAGACGGAGAGGGCAACGCCCTTTCGATTGAATCAATGCGAAACGATGAGACACGAATTAATCAACTAAAAGACGCAGCAAGATACTGGGGGCAGGCAGAAGGCAAAGCCGTATTCTATCCCAACATGAAAAAAATTTCAGAAGAAACTCACAGTGAGCAGGTAGATAGAATGTCTCAGGGACTTCTGCCAAATCTAAACGATCTTGGTGCAGTTATTGCAGCTAAAAAAACTCTTAAACAGTGGGGTGATGAAGGATAGTGAGCCAGGAGTGGACAGTCGGTGCCCGCATTGACGAATTTGAACAACAGGAAGATATATTTAAAAGACAGGATCCGTTCGTTAAATCTTGGGACGATATCAAAAGCTTTAGCGGTCTAGACTCAAACTTTAAGCGTCGAGCAACAAGAATTGCAAAAAATGCAGAACCCTCAGAAGCCTACCTTGATAGTGCCCTAGCAACGTCATCTGGTAGAGATGGTGCAAAGTCTAAAGAGATTAATCCAGGAACCGTATTTCGTAACGGCTACGGTATGTTCGATGTTATTACGCCTCCCTGGAACCTATACGAACTGGCCAACTACTACGACACTTCATTTGCTAATCACGCAGCTATTGATGCCAAGGTGGAAAACATTGTTGGCCTAGGTTACGACTTTGAGGTTTCTCGAAGCACAATGTTGCGCATGGAAAGCAATCAGGATCGAACAGCGGTAGAAAGAGCTAGAAATAGAATCGAAAGATTAAAGATTCAGATGCGTGAATGGATTGAGAATCTAAATGATGATGACTCCTTCACCAATACTATGATGAAGTTTTACACTGACGTACAGGCTACGGGAAACGGCTACCTCGAGGTAGGTCGTACAGTTAATGGTGAGATTGGATATCTTGGACATATCCCAGCCACCACAATGCGTGTACGCAGACTTCGTGACGGGTATGTGCAGATTATTGGACAGAAGGTTGTCTACTTCAGAAATTTCGGGGCAAAGAATCCAAACCCCATCACCACTGACGCAAGACCAAACGAGATTATTCATTACAAAGAATATTCACCTCTTAATACTTTTTATGGCATCCCCGACATCATGTCTGCCATCACCTCAGTACATGGAGACCAGCTAGCATCTCAGTACAACATTGATTATTTCAGCAACAAGGCGGTTCCTCGTTATGTTGTAACTCTAAAGGGCGCAAAGCTATCAGCTGACGCTGAAGATAAGATGTTTAGATTCTTGCAGACTAATCTTAAAGGTCAGTCTCACAGAACTCTTTACATTCCGCTTCCAGGAGACTCAGACACCAACAAGGTTGAGTTTAAGATGGAGCCAATCGAAAACGGCGTACAGGAAGCATCATTCCGTGAGTACACCAGACAAAACAGAGACAATGTTTTGATGGCACATCAGGTTCCGCTCTCCAAGATTGGCGGGGCAGATACGTCTAATATTGCAGCAGCTCTTGCACAGGATCGTACCTTTAAAGAGCAGGTAGCAAGACCAGCACAGAAAACCCTTGAAAAGATTATGAACAAGATCGTAAGAGAACAAACCGATCTTCTTGACTTCATGTTTAACGAACTTACGCTTACTGATAAAATCGCACAATCCCAGATTCTTGAACGCTATGTTAAGAATCAGATTATGGTCCCCAATGAAGCCAGAGAAATCCTAGGATTGCCACAAAGACAAGATGGCGA